TAGGTACAAAACCGTTTTGGCGTTGGTAACGGCGCAAAGCATCCACAATGGCTTGAGGGTCGCCACCATTGACATTGATCGTGATGCCACCATTGTTGCCACCAAAGCCCATAGACGCCATACGGTCAAGAGGAATTATTGCCTCGGGACCGGACTCCCCTGCCACAATATTTGTAGCCTTTCGAACTAAGCCACCCTCAGCCATCATCGTAGGAATACCAATACCGCCAACACTAAACGGAAGGCCAAAGTTTAGGTTTCCAAAATTGCTCATCATGGATTCAAAATCTGCTGGACTAAATATCCCTGCTTCAGCAAGGGCTATGTCAGTTGCCGTCAAGTTTGGATTAGCAAGCACAATTTCAGTCTTAGCAATAGTGTCTTGTACACCTTTAAGAAAGTTAGTTGCTGAATCTACGCCTGCTTTGTAATACTTTGTCGCTGCTCGTTTGCCCATATCATCAGCAAGTTTCTGCATAGCAGAAGTCAAGTCATTGGCTCTTAAAACGCCGTCAGCAGATTCAAGGATTGACTCAGCGATTGCTGTGCCGCCATCTACTCCTGCTGCTAAAACCTGTTGCAAAGCCGTTTCGTTAAGGTCGGCAGCCATCAGTCTGTTAACTAACTCATTAAACTTTTTAGCCTTGTCAGCCTGTTTTCCAAGGGCGTCAAAGAAAGTCATCGGTTTTGCTTGCAAAGCACTTACTTCACCAGTAGCAACGGCCAGTTCGCCCATGGCTTCAGCAAGAATAGCCGCATAATCATCACGTTTGAAAAAGTTAAAATCGGCTTGTGCTTTATTAACTTTGTCTTGTGCTTCAGACTGCTTTTGCAATGCGCTTTTGACTTCAGCAGCGTTGCCAGCAATTTCAGATTGAGCGCTGCCAAAATTAAAAGAACTAATAATGGCGTCACCTACGCTTTTGCCAAAATTATCAAACGCATTTTGTGCGGTTTGAAGTTTGTCTTTAGCATCTTCAAGTTTGACGTTAAGTCGGTTACGCAAAGCATCAGCAAGTTCATCTATTTGGGCTTTAAGTTTGGCGGTGGCCTCTTTGCTTTTGGCTAATGCTTCGGCTTTTTTCTTTGCGGCGGCTGTTGATTTGTCTGTTGATTTTGTTGTCTCATCAAGTTTGGTTTTAAGTAAGCCTTCGAAGCCTGCTGTTTCTTGAATCTTCTTTGTAACTCGGCTAGTTGCTAGTTCATTTTGTTTAAGGGCTGCCGCTTGATTGCCTACAAACTCATTAACTTTGCCGATAACTATGCCTAGGCCCTTCATTGCTTGGGCAAAAGGAAGGACTGTTGTGGCAAGTTTGACAAATCGGTCTAACCATTTGCCAGTCGATTTTTGAGCCTTGTCAGTGTTTGAGGTCAAATAGACCAAAACATCGGCATAGTCATTGAGCGTGTTTAAGGTATTTTTTAAGACCGGCAAGAAAAGAATGCCCATTTGTATTTGCAGGTCTTTTAGTTTCGCTGCAAGAATGCGTTGCTGGTTGGCTGCGTCTTTAGAAGTTAAAGCAAAGTTGCCCTGTTGTAGCGCTGTTTTTTCAAGGATTACAGCCTGAGCGGCAAGGCTTTTATTTGCCGGGGTCAAAGCCTCTTTAACAGTTTTAACTAAGCCAAGTTCTAAAGCCTTCTGGCGTAGCGTTGCATCATCGAGCAAAACGCCGTAACGCCTCAGCGGTTCAGCCTCGCCACGCAAACCAGCACCCAAGGCTAGGACTGCATCTTCTGGGCTGGTGTTATTAAATGATGCCAAGTCGCTTGCCAGTTGCGTGAACTGGATAGACATCTTGGTCAGATCAGTGCCCGTCAGCCCTGCTGCCTTACCGAGAACACCAAAAGTGCCTGCTGCCTTTAAGGCTTCAGTTCTTGATTGGCCAAGTTTGAGGGATGCTGTGTTGCTGAAATCCACAATGGATTGGCTGGCATCACCAAAGATTTGCTGGGCTTTGCTGGTTTCCTCATTGAGATCGCTGGCCATCTTGGTTGCTTTAAAGGCAACGGCAGCCAAAGTGGTCAGTGCGGCAGTGGCTGGAACCATGCTTCGCTTCATGGCAAAAGCCACTTTGTCGCTCGTCTTTTCTAGTTGCCGAAATTGAAATTGGGCTTGCTTTAGTCCCTTTGAATCAAATTCCGAGACAATGTTAAGGATCACGCTCATTTAAGTCTCATTGCACTGTTGGTTTGTTTCATCACTTTATTGACTAATTCTTTGACTTGGGTTTCCACATTAGAACTAGCAGCAGTGTAGGCCCGGTATATAACACGAGATGGGTTGCCAAATCTGTCAGTAAGGTTTTGGCCTAAGACCCCTTCACGGCCCATATCAAAGATGGTGGCTTGTGGGCTTTTCCATCGAATACCAAATACACCAAGGTTTTGTTTATTGCCAAAAGGTGTTTCTTTTACTTTTCGAGCATTTGTGAAAGCGCTTATGTTTTTTCTTACACGGGCATCTGACCATGACATGATGTCGGCACCTGATTTGCCTGCCCATGGTCTAGCCATGCCGGACAAAGGTGCACCAGAGGGCAGCATTGTTTTAGCGTCTGAAATAACTGGTTGGACAATCTGTTTGAAGTCACGGGTTATTTGACGGCGAAGTTTCTTGTCAATGGTGTTGATTTCCTTCAGGGCCTCTTTAAGACCTGAAAATTCCATCGTTACATCTACTGGCATTACTTTCGACTTTCGTTGATCATTTTGATGACTGTCGAGAGGTCGTCAGTTGTGAACTCTATCTCATGTGGCCAGAACCCTGTGGCTATTAGCACCGCCGCTAGGGAATGTCGGTAGGTGCCTCGGAGAAAGGGCGGTCAGTTTCCTCACTAACAATGTCAAGGCTGACAAGTTTTTTGATGAAGTCGTCAAAGACAATTGGAACCACGATGGAATGGGTTTGACACGCCGCCCAGCACAAGAACGCTAAGTCCTCAATGCCAATACCGTTAGCCATCTCTGATGCCTTGGTCTTGTATTTGCGTTCCCATTGGGTTACGCACCAGAGGTTGGTAGTTACTGTGAATGGACCTTCGCCCATGTCAGCACGAAGTTCTAATTTCATGTCGGGTTTCCTTTGTGTTTTAGTTAAGAAACAATGGTGGAGAGAACCCCACCTCGAAAAGTAATGCTGATGGTGCTTAGTTCGCCCATTGTTGCATCTATGACTGGAAGTTCCTCTAAGTAAGTTCCCACTAACTCGAATCGGGGGGCTGTCGCAGTAGCGGTAGTCAAAGCAGCGTCAGTTACTGCAACCTTGACAGTTGTAACTGTGCCGACAAGAGCCGCAAGTGTTGCGTAAGTTTCCGTGGCTGCATAGGACATATACAAATCCAACACTATTTCCTGGTCTGACAAACCAGCCACGAATGACCTTGATGTGCTTCCGAAGGCTGTGGCTTCCAAAGCCTCGGCGCGATTTCGAACGGTTGCGCTAGTACACATATCCGTTAAATTCACACTATTAATCATTACGCCGGGGTTTGAAAGGTATGTTGCTGAAGCCATGGTTTACTCCTCTGGAGATGTTTCTACTGTTTTAGCAGATTTGGTTGGGGTTTTGTCGGATTTGATAAAGCCACCCTCAATGAGAGCGTCAATGTTGGTTTCTTCGGAAGGCTCGAACTTGTCGCCCGGTGTTCCGATTCTTGAACTAATGATTGTGTACATGATTCGCCTTACGCTGTCTGTGCCTGTATAGATACTACTAGGTCATAGCAAGGATATTCGGCACCACCAATAAGGTAAGCCGTTGGTTGGCCGCTCATTACAATGACGTTGCTCGAAATGACTTTGGCTGTGATGTCTAGCAGTTGGCGCAATACTGGCAAGCCAGCAGGGCCAGAGCCAAGAACTTTAATTGGAAAAGACACATTAAGAATGTTGCCGTTGCCAGCAAAAGTGGTGAAAGATGGGGCATCTACAAAAACACAGTTAGGGACAATTTTGGTGGGGTCTGTTACAACCCTTAATCCAGAGATTGTGGCTATCTTGGCTGCAACATCGTCTAGGGCTTCGTTGAGAAGGTCTGTGTAAGCCACTACGCCACCTGAGGGCGTGAGATGCCCAGAAGTTGCTTAATCATTGGTGTCATCGCTGAGACCCCTGCAGAGCCCATTCCATCGAAAGTAGCAAAGGTGTCTTGCACAGAGCCACGGCTACGCCACAAAGCGGCTGCATACATTAGAACGCCCAAGGTGCAATCTCCACCCGGACTGGTTGCCAGCGCATCGCCCGTGTAACCGGACTCTTGACGCCTACGCCAGCAGAACGCATTGGCCGCTGAAGTGGATTGAGTCAAGAGCGTGTAGTCATCAGAAGGATTGTCAATAGTTATTCCGAGATATGCCATGACTTGGCTTGAAGTTACCCATGTGCAGGTTTGAGTAAATGTTAGGGTTCCGGGGGGCTGAACCGCAACACGATCAAGATCAGTGTCGGCGTCATAGTACATGACTTGATTAGGTATTGGGAATGTCGCATCGAAGATAAGGTTGCCGTCAGAGTCTGTACCCATGAATAGGTATTGAGGCTGGGCGTAAACAGTGAAGGTTCCGTTTAGCCCAGACCCAAGACCTGAGACAGTGATTGACTCACCGACTACAACATCATTATCTGTGAGAGTTTGAACCACTGCATAGTTGTCTATGCGTTGGTTAAAAATGATCTCGTATGTAGCCATCGGCGGTAGCCGCCTTTCGGACTAAGCCTGAGTGATTTTGCGAATCATGCCGGGGATACTTGCGAAGGTCGAAACATACCCGTGGAAACTCATTGTCCTGCCCAAAACTGATGGGTTTTCGAAACTCATGAGGGATTGAGGTGCCTCATAATACTCAAAAGCATCGCCTTGGCCTTGGCCTACTCGTGTGATGATCATTGTCTTAGCAGCAAAGTTGCTATCTACGACAAGTTGCAAACCGAGTGGGTTTCCGTTCCATGAAGATGCTGATGCATTTCCGAGTGCGTTTTGACCTGTAAGACCTGCACCAATGAATGGGAACACTGGGCGACCAGTAGTGTCTGCAAGTTGTCCGAGTTGGCCCCAAACATCAGGAGAAACGAACATGTGTGTTGGTGTCCAGTTGCGGCCATTTGAAATATCTACTGCTGAGTCATAAACGCTCTTGAGAAGGTCTGCTACTGACAAGTCCCAAACACCAGATGCTGATGCTGCTGTAAGCAAGTTGTCTGCTGCAAGGTTGTCCGATGCGATCATGTATTCACCCATGAGGTCATTCAAGATTAACTGCATTGCTGCAGGGCTCGTGAACGAAATGTCTTGTGCGCTCAATGTGACCTGACCAGCAAGTGTGGTTTTGGTTACTGAGTTTGAAGCGATAACCATGGTGGTTGCTGATACTGCTGCAAGTTCGTTTGCCTGTGCTGCAACGCTGGTGTGCGTTGTGATAGTTGGGCGCACGAATGTCTTTTGCTGTCCGTTATCTGGATAGGCACGAACTCCCAGAGCCTCTACGACAGGGCGGAGAAAATTGAGGTCTTGCACGAGTGGGCCCAAAACGGGGACTGGCAAAAGTCCCGGCGTATCGGTTGTGATTACATCACCGGCGGCTGCCTGAATGTTTGTGCGCTTTGATGCTGTGTAATCAGCAACGGCTTTGTTCATGTTTGCAAAAGTCTGGCCGCCAGCGTGAAGTGCTGCCATGAATTCACCTGCTGATGGCAGTGTGAACTCTCGTGCTGCTTGTGCATACAAAGGTGAGGTTGGAATTGACTCAGGTGCTGAGGCTTCGATGATTGGTTCTGACACTGGATTCTCCTGTGGTTCGGTTTCTTCAGACTCATCGGGTGCCTGTTCTTCTGGAATGGTAACAGATTCATTTGACGCAAACACGGATTCTACGACTGCACCTGAAAATGCTGGGATGGGCACAAGGCTGAGTTCTAACCAGTCAGCGGCCGTGACAATCATTGTGCCGTTTTTATCGTTGTAACTTTCGAGCACATTGACGCCTACTGACACGGAATCAAGCACTCCGGCTGAAGCCATGGTCAGGGCATCTGTACCGGCTTGGGTGTCCACGATGGATGCTACGAAGGTCATGCCGTCTTTGGTTTCTTTTCGGGAAGTGACCAATCCGACTGGCATTGAACTGTTGTGGTACATGAACATTTTGGGTGCTTTGCCATCTACTGGCAGAGAGCCTGCAGCAAACTGAACTTTGGTGCCGTCAGACACTGTGGCTGGGACATTGTAAGGCACTGCAATACCTGAGATTTGACGGGTTGGCGCATCGCCGGCCGCTGCTTCTAGGTCAATGGCAAAGCCTGCTGAGAGGTTGAGTTTCATTCTGCTAACGCTTCCTGTGTGTTTTCTTGTGGTTGGTTGGTATCCATTGAGTCGGCCATTTCGTTTTCGACTAGGAAATCATCTGTGTCGAAACAAACATAGGTGCCTCTTGGAAGCACATTGTTCATGCTAAGCGTTGAGGCAATGCACTGTGCATAGGGCTGAACACCAAAAATGTAAAGGTCAGCACGAGCCTGTTCTGATGATTGGTACGAGTAAGCACCAGTAGAAACGCCAACTAAATAGGGGGGAACTGAGCACAATCTGGCCGCTTCCAAAGCAGAGTAGTTGGCTGATTCAATAAGCATCATCTTGTCTGGTGTGGCAGTAGTGGCTTCGTATTTCAAGAACTCGTTAAGTGCAGCAGTTTGGTTAGTTGCTCTAGCAGTGTTGAATTGTGCAGCGAGGTCAGCAAGTTCTTGTGCTGACAAGGGTTCACCGCCCGTCTGGGAAAGCACGCCGGCAGGGATGGCGCTTGTGCTATTGCGCTTACGGGCGTCATTTATTGCTATGGCTGTTGAGATAGTTTGGTGGCCGTTGTAAACGATGCCTTCGATTGGGCATAGGAACTGCACAACATCTTCTGTTTTAAGGAAGTTTCCTGCAAACATAATTTCTTTAGAAGGGCCAAAAGGAATGTTGCCGGGCACATCAGGCGTGGTGACTGAGCCAGCAGGGATACGAGTGAACGCTGAAGGAAAACCGTCTTGGGTTCTGGCCGTAATGTACCAATAGGCTTTTCCATAATGAAATAAATCATCAAATGTCCATGCCATGAGAAATGGATAGGTGACTGTTGGGTCTGGTTGGCGTAACCATGATCGAGGCGCTAATGGCATTTCTTCCATTTCGCCTTCTTCTTCGTTCCAGCGCTCGCCGTACATTTTTAGTGGCATAGATGCAAGCACTGAAGCCATCAGGTCACGAGCCCTAGAAATAGTTGCCACTTGCATTGCTGCTGCTCGTGCTTCTCCCTGTTGGTAGGCCCAGAAGTCACCGATCATGTTGGCACCGCCATAGCCGACAGCGGCTTGCACTTCAGGCATAGGACTGATAGCGGCCTTAGTAACTTTTTTATCGAAGAGAGCCATGATGGAAGTATGCCACTTTCAGTGTAAGAAATGTGGTACTGCTCTGCTCATCCCGACAACGCCCAGAGCAATACCGCCAGTAGTTTAGCCACCCACAATGACCATCATGGGTTTTGTCTTTTGTTTTGGTTTAGACACTTGGGCCACAGCCCAGATCATTACCCTGCAAAGTTCTATGGGGCCCGGAGAGCGTTGGCTGCTGACAACGGCCCCAGAAGGGGTTTTGACAAGTACTGCCCTGCCGCAATGATCAGCCAAAAGGGTTTCTCCATGGTGTTTTACATTGCCTTCGTGAATCATTGAGCGCACAAGAGTTGTGAACTTAGTTAGTTCTGCATATCCAGTAATTGTGGTGCGCCTACGCAAAGACAGAGGAACATGGATATCGAGCGTCGGAGTGATCAGCAACTGCACTTCTGGGTGTTCCATAACTCGGGCAATGGCAGCCCACATATCGGCTTCGGTCTCTGTCACAAACTCTGTCTGCACAATGACTTTGCCATCTACTTCAGCAGCCCTGACACCCACATACCGAGCGTCATCCACAGAACTATCCACAGACAAGAACCCACCATCAGGCATAGGAATATCGGTTTGGTTCTTCTCCCAGACCCCAAGATCAAGCCATGCCCCCCTAGCCGTAATCCACTGATTTAAATGGGCACGCATGAAACTGTCTTTTTTAGAAACTGCTCGAAGGGCCTCAACCGTAATAGTTGTACCCAAAGATGGATTCGCCCAGCAATAGTTTTTTTCATCCAATGGCGACAGATGCCCCGGCATTGACCATTCAGCAAAGTAAAACAGACTAGGAAGGCCCTTATCTATATCGGCCATGGCCTGCTGGCGTAACTTAATCATGGTTTCACTGTTCTGGTCTCCTGCTGTACTCCACATAGAAAGCAAGGGTGACTTTCGAGCAATCTGGCTAGGGCGAAGCGCCGTGTCCACAACTTCAGCATCTATGTCAAATAACTCATCGCAAACAATGAGATCGTGAGACCCACCATGAAGGCTTTTAGTGGCGGCCCTGATTTCCCACCTAGAACCATCAGGCATTTCAACACTCTTACGGCCAATAGCAGCAAGTTTCTTAGCGCCAAACGATTCACACAAGATATTTGCCAATAACGGAAATATGGCCTCTGCACGATCAAGTTTGTTAGCAACCGACATCACAGACTGTGGCCCTTTACGAATCACAGCACCCTCAGTCATCCACCACCCAATAAGCGCCTGCAAAGCAACTGACTTCCCATTCTGACGAGCCGTACTTACAAGAGACTCCCGGAACTGCAAAACACCATCCTGATCATGAGCAAGTTGCCCAGACAAAGCATGAACCTGCCACGGCATCAAAGTCATACCCATATAGCGCTCAGCCCATCGAGCGACCTGTGCCCCATAAGACTCGGCCCCAACACCAACCGATTCCAATCTGGGCTGTTCCCTGCCAATACGCCAATCATGATTATGGTTCTCGCCAGTTGTCGCTAGTTCTGGCTGGTTCTCTAAAAAGATGGAAGAAAT